TACAAAGGTATAAAATTAAATTGTAACCACCAAATATTTTTATAAAAAAAACCCCTAGAAATTCTAGGGGTTTAATGTTAGTTTATTAAGATTACTGTAGTAGTGTAATCTCTACACGCCTGTTTTTAGCTTTTCCAGATGTAGTGTTATTATCACCCACAGGGTTGGCATCACCTTTACCATCAACCGTTTGGAAACGGTCACTAGAGATACCCATGTTAGTTAAGTATGTTACTACTGACTGAGCACGGTCTTTAGATAAGGTTAAATTAGAGCTTGGGTTACCAGTGTTATCAGTATAACCAACAACCTTTAGTTTAGCTTGTTCAGCTTGCACTAGCAAGTTGTATATCGTGTGTAGGTCAGCATCAGAACCTTGTATGTTAGCACTACCTGTTGCAAAGTTAATGTTCCAATTACCGCTGGCCATAACAGTTGTTTTAGTCGCAGAATAGTCTTGTTTAACAGCTGTACCAGCATCAACATCAGTAATTGATTTCAAGAAGTACAAGTTTACCGCATTTTCATAAGGTACAACACCATCAGTACAAGTTTCGTTGAAACCACAAGGGTTTAATTCAGTAAGATATGATGATACTTGGTCATAAACAGCTTTGTAACGATTTTGACCATCGGTTATACCGTAGTATTGCATAGCATCAGCATAGTTGAAAACACGTGTACCACCTACATTGTAAGCAACACCACCGTTGTTACGGGTTTGTTCTGGTGTCGAAGCTTGGCCTTTGAACATATCGTACCAATATTTAGGGGTAAACAAGTTATATGTTTTTTGAACACATTCAGAAGCTTTAACAGCCCACTCATCGTACTGTTTTATTTGGTTAGAACCAACATAAGTTTGTTTTAACAAAGCAATAACGTCTTTTTCATTAAGCATAGCCCATTCTTTAATAACAATCAAAGTAGTTGCCATTTGGTTAACGAAGTCTTTGGTTGAAACCACATCAGTAAAACCTACTAGGTTATCAAAGGCCAATTTATCACCTGGTGTCCACGTTACCGCACCATCAATTTTACAATTAATTGTCTTGCTTGTAAGCTTACCATTTTTAACCTCTTTCAAAGGAAGAACATAGCCAGTTTTTTGTGATTTAATCAAGTCTTTAACCGCTTCCATGTAGTCATCTTTAGGTGCAGCAACAAAGTTAATCGCATCGGCATCATAAGTGGTAGGGTCTGGATTTACAGGGATTTTATTGGCAAAGGCATAGTTTACAGCGATTACCCAGTCACCATCACCAATAACTGCTGAAATTACTTTACCACGCATAGATTGTGGGTTATCACGCCATTCTTTAGGGCCGATTAACTTATCTTCACCGTATGATAAACCATAAGCACCAATTGCTTGTGCGTGGTATTTATCTTTACCGAATTTTTCGTCAAGTGATTTTTGTAGTGTAGTAATATAGAATGGCGCACCATCACCCATTACACTAACACCAAAGGCTGTTTTTTCACCCTTAGGATGTGGGTTACCACCAGCTAATTCTGCAACAAAATTGATTTGCATATCACGTAAGTCGTTGACACCATCCAACCTAACGATTTCTAGGTTAACACCAGCAGATTCTAAAAGAGAACCTTCAGTTGTACGTGGCCCACCATTGGCAACAATCATACCAGAGTTACCATTCCAACCATATTCTGCTATACGCATAAGTGGTTTATTTGAAACTTTGCTCGAAACAGTTGCCGTTGGTAAAGGAAGTTTTTCACCCTTAGCTACGTTGTTAATATTATCTTTGCTTATATCAAGCGCAGTTAACTGTTTGGACATTTGAACTCGCAGACCTGGACTTACGAAATAAACCACAGCGCAAATTAAGATAACACCTAAGCCTACTATAATACCTTCAGCCAGTGTTGTTAGTTTTTTTACTTTTAGGATTTTTCCCATTGTTATTTTTTTTTTTAGTTAATTAAATTGTTAACACTACAAAGGTAGGAAAGATTTTTCAATTATCCAAATCTTCCCCAACCTTTTTTTTTAATATTTCTTAAAATAAGTCACCGAAACCACCAGATTTCAATTTATCATCACGTGTAAGCTTATATTCTGGGTTAGAATATTGTTTAGCATCTGGGATGATGTCTTGACCGACTTTAATCTTATCAGCGATTTGATTAAGGTTAGCAAATAACTCATCAGAATCTAAATTGTAGTTGGTTGTTAAGGTTTCAATATCCCTTAAGTTACCAGCAGTCATGGCAATATCAGCAGCGATTGTTGAAGTTACTACGTCTAAGGCGTAATCAAATTCCCAACCCTTAGAGAAGCCCAACACTGATTTGGCAGCTGATGTTGCAGCATTTGATTTTTGACCAAATTCATAGTCTTTCTTAAGCATTTCAATGGTTGCATCAAAATCTTGAATCTTGATTTCCATTGCTGTTTCAACCATGGTAAGTTTTTGACCAAGTTTTTTCATTACAGCAGCACGGGCACCGTACTTTTGTACAAAGTCTTTGGCTTGCGTTAATTTGTTACTAACACGTTGTGCTTCAGCAAGAATTTTCTGAAACTCGGCTGCTTTTTCTACATATTCATCTTCAGACTTTGCATCAACACCCTTAACACGAACCATTTCTTTCATTTCAACATCAAGCTTTTCAGCTTTGCCTTGTATCGCAATAATACGTGTTTGCCCAGATTCAGCTTCTTTTTCTGATTTATCAGCCTCAATTTCCATTTCTTGTTTTAATTGACTGATGTTGCTTTTGGCAATACGGAAATCATTTTGATTCTTAAGCATCTTGTTTCGCTCATCTTCAAGTTGCGCAAATGGGTCATACTTAATAACAGCCTTATGCAAGGCACGAGTAAACCTACGAATACCTTTTATAATAACAGGTGCTGCTATGATTAAAAACACCACACCAATGGCCGTAGCAGCTACAGCAGCTAATTGGCCTAAGGCTATCATAATTGGTGGTAGAACATAAGTCCATAGTAAATAACCAACACCAATCAAGGCACCTAATTTTAAAAACCAAAATAAGCCTTTTTCACCATTACGAAAGCTTTCTACATTTTTAGCAATTTCGTTTTGGTCGAAATGCTTTAAGATTGGTAACCCCGCTAGATTAGCGTTAAGTGTTGGGTTTTTTGTTTGTGTTTGCGTACTCATCGTTTAAATTTATTTTAAATTGTTAATTATTCCAGTTTTTACCAATTCAATTGATTCAATCAATTGGTTTTTGGCAATATCGTTTGCAGCTATCTTGCTTTCAGTTTCACTGATTAATGGTGCGTATTTACCATCAATAGCGTTTAGCTTATTCTTACGGTCAGAAATCTGAATATTTATCGCTTCCAATTGTTGTTGAAGTGAATTTAATTCGTTGATTAGATTCTGGTTTTCATTGGTTTTTTGATTAACCAATTCTTCCTTTTTAGCGTTACCCTTAGCCACATTCTCATTATAAACATTGTTTATAGATGAGGTGTAAAAATCTGATTGTTGTAATAGCTTTTCTTTTGAAATGGATTTATTCATCGCTACACCCATGGCGAATGCCATGCTATGGATTTGTGGGTTATCAACACCACCATGAACTACCGCTTGGTAATACTCATAAAAATCATAACCATCTTGGTTAAGTGATTCAAAACCACGTTGATATACATCAATGGCTTTCTGTAAGTGCTCATTTGAAACTTGAACATTAACTACTGGCATAGTGGTTGGTTTTGAACCACCAAATAAACCACCACTACCAAATAAACCACCAGACGTTTCAGTTGGTGTAGTTGTAGGAAATTTGGTTGATTGTTTGTCTTCTTTAACTACCTTAACTTCTGGAGCGGTAGTTTTGTTATCATCGCTATTGATGAATAAGTCTTTAAAACCCATAAATTGTTTTTTATTGTTATTTAACGAATACAAAGGTACATAGAATTTTTGAAAGTACCAAATAAAAATGAAAATATTTTTAGAAAGGAACAGGGACCCAAGGGAATATCTTACTATACCTAGGTAATTAGCCGTTCATATTGCTTCGCCCCCTGTATAACGAGTATTTAGTTCGTTTAGATGCCCGTGGTCAGCCACAGCTCAACAGGCTATTTGGTTTGGTTGCTGTAATAATCTTTTTACCTTGTTATAAGTTATGCAGTTTCCCACATAACTTATAATAGATTACTTTCCTTGACCAGAAACGTTAATCGAACCAACTGAACCAGCTTTAGCTCTTTCAATACCAGCAGCACGTTCAGCATCTAATTGTAAGTACAATTTAGTTACTTGTTCTTCTAAGAACTTGTTTTGTGTTGCTAAGGTACCAATTTTAGCAGCATTTTCAGCAGCGACAGCTTTGTTCTCTAACTGAATTGTACGAATTTCATTTTCGTAATGAACTTTCATAGTTGCAGATGCAGATGCAACTTGTTTTTTAACTTCAGTTTCAATACCAGCTTTGGTATCAGTTAATTCTTTTTGTAAAGTGCTTAATTCCGTTGAAGAAATTGATACTTTACCATTTGTACGTAACCATTCAGTTACAACACGTTCTGCGTTAGCTTTAACGTTTAAATCAAATTCTACTTCAGCTTGACGAGCTTTTTCAGCATACTGAACTTCTAAATCAGCAATTTGCGATTCTTTGTTAGCCACTTGAAGTGTTAATTCTTCAGCTTGTGTTACCAACTGACCTACAGTTGATGTAGCTGCGTTAAGTTCTGAAACCGCTTTGGCGATTTGTTGTGCCGCTTGACCTAATACGATTTCGGTAGATGCGCTGGCTTTCTTTGTTGTTGTGTTTTTTGTTGTTGCCATTAAAATTAAAATTTATTAAATTGTTATGTTATTTTCTTTCTACAAATATACTAAACTTATATGATAAAGTCAAGTAATTTATTATTGTTTTTCAACTTTATTTTATTGATATTCAGATGGTTAGACTAGCGAATATATGCTGAATTTGATAGCTTAGCCATACGAGCAAAATCGGTTTCATCTTGAACGTATTCGTTGAATTCTTGTTGTTCTAATTCAACAAAATCTTCAACTTCCCATTCAAACATTTCAACGATTTTATCGTAATTTTCAGCGTTATTAATTGGTGTTGTTAATTGAAGGGAAAGTTTGGTATCACCTTCTTCAGCTCTTGATGTTAATAAGGATAATTGTTTAAGAGCTTCTGTTTTGTAAGCAACTAGAGCTTTTTCGTAAGCTTCTATGTGTGCTTTTTTGTTTTCTTTAATCTTCTCGATTAATTTGTTTTTGTCAACCTTAATTGTACGGTTTCCTGTTCTTCGCTTTAATTTTTAAATTATGCACTCTGTTATTTTTGTGGGCGTAGTAGGAATCGAACCTACGTCTCAAGTACTACAATGTATTTGCATTTCTGCACAAAGTTTTCTTGTGTGTTTCCACTATACTACACACCCATTACCTTATTATAACAGTATTACTTTAGCGTATTTGCAATACTTGCTTCCCTAAAACATCTGTCTTACGTCTTGACAGGTTTAGCGTACTATCTTTTATTATAACAAGGCCCCTTTCGGGATATCTTAATTGAATAGGTGAACCCAGTACTATATTCACTCCTTTATTGGGTGTGGGTAATTCAATTAATTGTAGTGATGGTTGGAGTCGAACCAACAATAAGATTATCTTATCTAACCAACTTACATCACTAACAGTTAGACACGTCTGTGGCTTCTGACGTAGTTACCTATGATTATCTGCGCTTTTGCAGTACCTAATAGACCTAACAGTTTTCTGCTTCACAGCAGTAAAAAAGAGTAGTGTTATAACGGCTTATGAGCAGTCGCATTGCTTTTCGTGGAGTATTTGAAGTACAAGCCTCATAACTTTGTTCCACAGTCGTTATACATTTATAACACCCCTTACGTTCTCCCTTATCGGTTCCCTTATCAGTTACTCTTTAAATTAAATTCAGATTCACTTTTTTTGTCCCCGATTGAATGTAGACAACATTCCCATGGGGTGTGGCTTCCGTATAATGTATTTTTAGGGCCGAGAGTCTATCCTCGTTTAACCAACCCCTGACTTTCGTCTTCATACACATCACTGGGAACGTAGCATGTTCGTGCTTTATTCAAGCTTTACCTACCGTGGGAAACATTATACATAATTAAACATATAACTACCAACTTATACTACTGTCGCTACTTCGAATTACCGAAAGGCACTACCTTAGAACCATTATTTTACAGGTCTGTTTGCTGTAATGAATCTTTGTTTTACTTATTTGCTCGTTTTATTACTAGCTTTTCTCGTCCTTGGTGTTAAATCAGATAACAATGTATTGTTATCAATTTCACCATAACGTTTCATGTTAGCAAGAACGCCAGCAAATGTCATTCTAGGTACGCCTAATCGTTCAGCCATTTCAGCATTTGTGCGCTTATGACCGCATTGTTTAATGTACGCTTTGATTTGTCTTGTTGTTTTCATATTGTTTCTCTTTATGTTACAAAAGTACCAAACATTTTTGATATCTGCAAGTACTTTTTATTTTTTTTTTTAATCTAAATAAACATTAAAATAATATATACAAAAATTATTATACCATAACGCAGCATCATAATACATTTCAAACATTTCATCATCAGAAACACTTTGAAGCTTATTAATAAACATGTCAGCAAATTTTTGTAGTATTTTTCTTTTCATGGTACAAAACTACCAAAGATTTTTGGATAACGCAAGTAAACTATAAAAAAAAAGGTTACTATTTCTAGTAACCCCTTTAAAACTAACGTTTAATTAATTTTTTCATAAGCCTCAACTGCTCGAATAACTTATAATTGGTGAAATATGTTGGTATATCCTTGATATTCATATAACCCTCTTCTTTCTTATTAGTTTCTTTATTTGTCATTTTAGTATAAACCTTATAATCCATTTGAAACCTACTACGGTCAAACTCCATCGTTACTATTTCATTTTCAATAACACTAGAAGTCGGGTCTTGACCTAAACTCTTAAGAATCTTATTAAATGTTTGTATTACTTGAGTCTTTAATTTAGCTGTATCTTCATCACCCATACTACTACCATCGTCATCACCCAATAAATCTAATGAACCTTCAATAGCTCGTTCAATTGTTCGATTTATCGAAGCAGTATCTAAAGCAGAATCATTAAAATTCCACCCAGCTTCATTAACCTCTTCATAAAGAGAATTATAATCTTGTGGGACATCGTAATCGTATAATATGTTTTCTAATATATCAACTATGTTGTCAATAAACTGTTTGTTATCAGTGGTGAAAAATGATTTATGTTGTGACGTTGCCGCATATCTCTCACCAGATTTTTTATTATTGATAACTTGTCCATCATCTGATAATTCTTCATCTGGAAGCAAGCCATATTTGGTCAAATACATAACAAATGCTTCAATACCAATTTCAACATTTGTATTATCATCAATAAAAATAATACTAGTGATTTCATCACGTATTTTTAAAAATGCTTTATTTTCAGACCTATCTCTAGCATCGGAATATTCAATTTCTAATTTCTCCACTATATTGTCTTTCTTATTATAAGAATCCAACAAATCTATAACAGTATCAATATCAAAACTTAAGCCATGTTGTTTAAATTTATCTCTAAAGTCTGGATTAGATTCAATAAATAATTGTAATGTACTAAGATAAGTATCTTCAAGATAATCTTCTTCATCAAAATAACTATCATCATATCCACCTCCCCAACCAGTATAACCCAATGTTTCAAATAAATCTGTTAAGTCATTATTTAAGCGTTCACCTAAATAATTAGGACCATAATTGCTCACATCAAAAATTATCATATTGCCATGGAAAAATATATCAACATTTTCTGGAACCATCTCACTTAACTTATTCATTGAAGCTAAATCACCCCTATTAGCATTCACAACCAAATTTTTAATCGATTTATAATCTTCAGTAAATTTATCTGTTAAGTGTTTTTCCAATAAATCAAACTTATCAGCACCATAGTTTTTTATAAATTGATTAATTTCTTTATCTGATAAACTCTCCAAATACGCTTTTATTTTATCGTCTGACAATGTAATTAATTCTGTATAACTCATCTTAAGTCGCAATCGTTGATTTCTATCAGATTTTAAATATTCCTCTAATTTACGCTCACTAATTTGTGTATAACGTTTTAAGATGTCTTTCTTGTCTTTAATGAACGCAAATTGCTCATCATTTAAACCAATACCAAATGATACATATAAATTCATTAAATCGTTTGGCAACGCCATAAATTGTTTTGTTGTTATTGGTTTACCTATCGTTGGATATATGTCCAAATAACTACGCTTATCCTCATATCTTAATTTAGCAAATTGTTCATCACTTATACCATTCTTAAATCTCTCCATTTTTTCCCTTTCTTCTGGTGTAAATGGCTTAGGTTGTAACACTTCCCTTATCTCGTTTATGTTCGGGGAAACCTTCATGATTTCTTCCCAACTCATTTGAGTATCACCATCGTTGTTTGCGCTAGTTACAATGTATTGATTGGTGCTGATATCATCCATGGTTGCATTCTTTGGTACTTGAATTACAAAGAAATGATATGGATACTTAAACTTGCCATTGAAAACATTCTTGGCCATATTCCAAACACCAAGTTCTTTTTCTGTCAACTTAATGTTCTTAACAAAATAAAAAGCTGGTTCATACGGCTTAAAACGATAAGTATAAAACATATTGCTTGAATCAGACCTAGCAACACACCAAGAATATGGTATCTTACCTTTATATTTTATACAAGCCCTAGGGGTATCAGCATAATATACCTCATAGTTTTCATTTTTATAAATAGCCTCTCCAGTGACTTCAATGTTCCCACTACTATCAATATTTGATGATACGGGCCTTTTTCCAGCAACATAATCAACCAATTGTTCTAACTCACGAAAATCCTTATATGCATCTATATTGTTTCTTTGCTCAACTGGTACCGATATCTTTAAATCAGTATCAAACATCTCTTTATATTTTTTATCACGAATGTGTTTAAAATCATCAATATAAGTCTTAACAATTTCCTTATCAAACCCTTGGCTTATGAATTTAAGAGTTTGTGATTTGAAGTCTTCTGATAATATTTGATTTAATATTGGGAGTATTTTCATGCTATTTGAATTTATTATAAATATTCTCTAAATAACATAAATGTAAATATTTGCGAACACACTAGGAATCGAACCTAGGACTCTGGCGGGACAGGCGATGTGTAATGCTGAACGTAATCTTGACAGATTAACCTTTTTACATTGTTATACCACTTAACTATATGTTCATTTGTGGAAAAAGGGGGGTTCGAACCCCACGCCCCCACCCGTCTAGGTGGTATTCTACCCCATTAAACTATTTTCCCATTAAATTATCTATTTAAAAATTCTAGATATTTTAAATTTCTTTTAATCTTCTTCTTTAATAATCTATTATCAAAATCTTTGATAAACGATTCTGGAATTACTATATTACGTTTATCAAATTCAGAAAATATCTCTTCCCTTGTAAATGTCCAATCAACTATTCCATCAGTCCATTGGTCTAGCCATAAACCCCAACCCTTCTTACCAATTATTACAGCCCTTAACATATTCGGATGACAAGACTTAATAGTTTTACCACCTTTAAAATACCCATCGTCATATAACCTAAAACCTTCTTTACATGACACCCCATTTGGGTCATATTCAACATAAACATCTTCACCACAGAAGTCTAATAATTGACTTCGATATGATTTTAAAAAGAAATTGAATTTCTCATTAAACCCTTCAGAATACTTCTTTAGCTTCCTTTGGTGTCTTGTTCCAATACGACCAGATACTTGTTTTAATATCTGGTCCTTTGTGCGTCCAGCGTGGTCTCTTTCATAAATTTAAATATTATATTTTAAATCCCATTCACTAATTCTATTTATTATAAATATAATAAAAGTGGAGAAAAAGTAAAGTGAACCCGTGGAGCGTGTCGGAATCGAACCGAAAAATACTTCATTGCAAGTGAAGATTGCTTCCATCGCATCAGCCCCATATTTTTGAAGTACATTAGGATTCGAACCTAAATCTTTGGGCTTGCCGCCCAACGCTCTGCCATTAAACTATGCACTCTAACTACGCTATGAATGACTGCTATCATTCCTATTGTAGAATGGCTTTAACATTCCTTTTCGGTTAGCAGACCTACTTCGTTCAATTGCACCATTTTTGTGAATGTGGATGGAATCGAACCATCGAAGACTGTACAGGTCTCCACCATGAAGCACGGTCCTACCGTTATCTAACACTGCTATTAGAACACTCTCTACATTCAAAGCGGATAATACGGGAGTCGAACCCGCTCCATACACCGTGACAGGGTGATATCTTAGCCATTTGACCTATTATCCATTCTTGCGGCTGGTACGGGATTCGAACCCGTGACCTTCCCCGTGACAGGGGGATGTTGTAACCAACTCTACTAACCAGCCATTTGTAGCGCATAGGGGAGTTGAACCCCTCTTTTTTGGTTGAAAACCAAACGTCCTAGCCGATAGACGAATGCGCCATTTTATTTTCTTCCTTGAACCCAACCTTCATTTAACCAATGTTCAAGGTCTTCTTTTTTTATCTTTTTATTAACACCATTTCTTGTTATCCAACAAGTTCCGTATTGTGAATTCGCTTTGCCAACACGTAGTTTGGCTTTATCACTCATCAATTGTTTTGTTTCCTCTTTATGTTGTCTTCCTTCAAAAGTATTGTAATTAATTAGACCTAATTTATGTACTACACTTAATCTATTACTTTGCATTTCTCTCCAAAAAATATCATATTTTGGATTATTTTTACGTAAATATTTTATGTAATCAAAACCAGAACTGCCACCTTCAGCTAAATTCATACAATCTCTATCAATCAACATTTCTGGCGTGATTGCTTCCTTCTCTGCTTCAATTAATAACTCCCTACTTTCAAAGAACCCTAATATTTCTTTATTGTGATTATCAATACCATACTTACGTATGCTATATCTTAATCGTTTTCCACTTCCCATATAACCATCTTCTAGGTTACTAGTACTGTGCATTCCTATATAATATCTACCTGTAACCAAACAAGTAGTTTTGTATAGGTAATGAATGTTTGCTTTTTTTCTTGCCATACATATAAATATACAGCAACGTACAAAAAAGTCGAACTGCGTATGGGATTCGAACCCATGATACTCTTACGAGTTCCACCTTGAAAGGGTGGTGACCTAGACCGCTAGTCAAACGCAGCATTTGTGGAGACTCCAGTTATCGAAGCTGGGACGCACCCCTTACGTGGGGTCGCTCTACCATTCTGAGCTAAATCTCCAAATTTTTAATTCTTACTATCTCTCTTGGTGTGACAATTTCACACTTCGATTGAATTTCTGTAATTCTTCTCTTAGGTATATCGTAATGGTCTTTGTGGAACCAGCACTTTTTTATCTCTAAGTCTTTTGCCATCTTATGTAAGTTTTCCAATGAATATGGAACGCAAACTAAATGACGTTTTTCATCACAGTAGTATTTCATCGTAGCGCACACGGGAATCGAACCCGCTCTAGAATTTCTTCATCTGCCTTGAAAGAGCAGCTACTCACCCATTTGTATTATGCGCCATTAAGTGGTACGGGGTGGAATCGAACCACCGACACGCAGATTTTCAGTCTGCTGCTCTACCAACTGAGCTACCGTACCATATTTTCAAAGAACTCTTGTGGTGGGAGAGGGATTTGAACCCCCATCGCCAAGCTCTTCAGGCTTGCGCTCTACCATTGGAGCTACCCCACCAAAACAAAAAAAGCTGACTCATTTCTGGTCAGCTTTCTTATCAATTTCGTTAATCCTAAACGTTAACTTTTGACAATAGATGACCTTCCTAGGCTTTTATCGGCCTCGGCTGCAAATTCAAATGCAAAATCAAATATGTTGTTAAAAGTTTTCATTTTCTTCTTGTTGTGGGTCACCCCGTTTATATTAAATATCTTGTTGTTCTTAAAAGTTATACAAAGGTACTACATTATTTTATAAAAAGCAAGTTTTTTTTTAACTTTTTTTGATTTATTTTTATTTTGCTTGATTCTGTAGGTTATAATTTCTCTTTCCATACATTGTTTTTCTTTACATATAATACAGCTTCATCTTTTGGTATGTCTATGAATGTATCTTCGTAAACCTCGTCTTCTTCAAATTCGTTACAAACAAGGGTAACCATTTTTTCTTTATTCTTATTTATAACGTCTTTGCTAATTAAAAAGAACTCATCTAATTCTGGTTTCCAAACAATATAAAAATCAGCTTGCGTATCTTTCTTTCTTATTGGTATATGAATTGTTTTATAAATATCCCTTATGGTAACAAAATTAACCCTAGTTTCATTTTCAAAAGAAACCTCTTTGTCTTCTTTGATGAACTTAAGGTCAAATTTCTTATAGTGTTCTTTATTAAGTTCACCCACTAGAGTATAACCCTTTTTGGTCATAATAGAAACCAATTCTTGTTTGTTCTTTAAATCAAAAGCGTTGTAGGCTTTTAAATTGAATGGACGTTTCATACACCATAAGATAAGCTTTTTGTTATTTCAGCAAAGGTACACATTTATATCGAATCATCCAAATTTAATTTGCTTATTTTTTCAATAGCCAATTTTTCATAGTTTATTTGATATTCTAAACCTTTAAGCCGCAATTCTAATTTTTCTATATAACGTTTCTTTACGTCTTCTTCACTATAGGCAAATGAACGTTCATCGTCTGTGTTATGTACTGATTCACCATTTAACATAAAGTTAAAACCATAGTTGTTCCCACCAAATCCGTGAAACGCACTAATAATAATCGAATCAAAAGAAAACTTTTTTAGCTTAGGTTTTTGTGTGTCATAACCATTCAATTCTATCGCAAACATTTCAATTGAAATCGGTGGAAAATTATCCTTTTCTAAATCTACAAATTTAAAACAAGCTATTTTGTTATCATGATTTGCCCAAGGTACTGCACCAAACAACCAACTAGCATCTAATAAATTTTCTTTTTCGTTAACACTACAAAAAGCTTCAACTATTTCTGGTGTTGGTATTTTAAATAAATCGTTATTTTCCATCTTTAAAAAAATTTATTAATTTCTTTTGTGTTAATAATTCAAGCAAAACATCTCCATGACAAGGTTCTGGTTTACAAAAACACCCAAGCGTCTTTCCCTCTAATTCATCAAGACTAGCCATCAATTCTGGACTAGCTAATACATATTCCTTATACTTAGCCAACGCTTCTTCTTTTGAATCAACGATTTCTTTAGCTAGAGTTGGTCTATCCTTTATGATTGTATAAGGACAACCCCATTTGCTACCTCTACCTATATAAACATCGTAAGGTTCATCTTTAAGATTAACTATTCGTGTTGCCACTATATAAATTTAATTTTAATTATAAGTCCTCTTCGAAAACAAGCATCTGGGTCACGTAAAACTTGAGATAATTGTAAATCAGACACTATCATTTTAGCTATCTCAGTATGTCTACGTTTATACATATGTAACTTCCATTTTAATTCAAAAAAAATATCAGCCATAGCAAAGTATTCATCACCATTTATCACATTATCTCTTGGACCAACCCTAAGCTTTATAAATTGACCATCTGTTGCGTCAGCCAAAACAATATCATCATATGCATGTGAAAAGTATTTGAAATCATCATTAACTTTTAGATTTAGCTCAACCTCTTCTTCTGGTGTTAGGTCATTTAGTGTTTTCTTTTCCATGATACAAATATACATAAAAAAAACCTAACTTGCAAGTTTTAATTTTCTTGAGAGTTTCTTATATTGTTCAAATATGTACCCATCTCATGCCCTTAATAAAGATTTTATAAATAATTTCATATTATAATAAATATCATTCCTTTAAGAAAGAATTAAACATTGTAGCCCCCGTGGGATTCGAACCCACACTGTTATGCTTCTAAGGCATATGCCTCTACCTAGGTTGGGCTAGAGGGCCATAAACAAGATGGTATGTTTTGCGGAATTGAACCGCTGATTTGTTTTCGAGACAAATTTTTATCCAAGTTAGCTTGCAGTAACCATCTTTTAGTAGCCCCTATGGGATTCGAACCCATACTGTACAGATTTTGAGTCTGTTGCCTCTGCCTAAGTTGGGCTAAGGGGCCATAATCAAAGTAGCCTCGGTGGGACTCGAACCCACACGTCCTTTCGAACAGCGGTTTTTGAGACCGCCCTGTATACCATTCCAGCACGAAGCCATAGTTAAAGTAGCCGAGGCGGGACTCGAACCCGCACGGGCGTTACGCCCAAGGGTTTTTAAGACCCTTGTGTCTACCATTCCACCACTCAGCCATGAGTATTGTAGTCCCAAGTGTAATCGAACCACTGCCCTCGCCATGTAAAAGCGATACGCTCCCATTACGCCATGGGGCCATTTTTCTTAACGGTGGCGAACTTTCAGATATTAATTAATATCTAGGGTCAATAATGAGTTTAACTCAAATACGCTGTACCCTAAGTGTTGCAAATCACTCATTGCTATTCGTCTCCGTTAAGAGTTGTGTTGGAACGGAGAATTTTGAAATCTCGACTTCTACCATGTCATAGTAGCACTCTGCCTCTGAGTTACGCTCCAATAAATTTAGTACTCGTATTGGGATTCGAACCCAAGACCAACCCCCTGTTCGTGGGGCCACTCTTCCTAACTGAGTTATACGAGCCACGCCTTTTAAACGTTAAGGCATGTTTGTAGGGAGAGAGGGATTCGAACCCCCGACCTATTGCTTGTAAGGCAATTGCTCTGAACCAACTGAGCTATCTCCCCGTGTGGTTGGACTAGCCAACCTTTGTAAATTCTCCTTTATCTATTGCTTTTGAAATCCAACGGTTCAATTCAGAACCCTTAATTTCAGCATTAAATACAGTAGTACCTAAGTCTTCTGAAAGGTATAATAATGAACGACCTAATCTAGCTGTTGCATCATTATCTTCTTCTACAGTTGCAATTGGAAATTGATAAACACCATCTGCCAATTCAACATTATAGTATAAATTACCACTTACATAGTGGCTAAACTTAGCCATATTTTTTGACTTATATAAGTCTTTCTTTACTTCGTTTTTATCAAGCATAACCATTCTCTTTTTTCCATTTATTATGCATTTCTTCAATCGTTGAATAAGGACTACCAGTACCTTCAACTATTTCTTCAAATCCGTTTTCTTTAGTAATAAGTGATTCTTCAGCTTTAATTGAACCCTTGTATTTTTGCCCATAACTACCTTCAACTTGTTTGGTAGCTGGGTTTATATCGCCCCAAGAAATCTTATGGTTCCTAGGTTCAATGTATTCAATGAAATAATTTTTACCTGTTTCAATGAACGTAACTACTTCTCTACCTGTTGAATCTCTATCTACTAGAAAATTCTTTTTTACTTCTTCACTAATCATAACTAAAACTTTTTAAACTATTATTATTTTGAGTTAGCGACAGGATTCGAACCTGTGTGGGAAGTTTTGCAGACTTCTGCCTAGCCACTCGGCCACGCTAACATTTTTGAGCTAATAGTTGGAATCGAACCAATCTCTATAAGTTTTGCAGACTTATCGCACTCCATGTACATTACTAGCATAAAATAAAAAAGCCCACTCTTTCGAATGGGCCTTTGTTGTATCAGTATTTAAAACTTACTTAACAAGCATAGCCCACCCAGTCTGCCACTAGCAAACATAACACAAGGACGATTTGTAAAGATAAGTTTTTCATTGTTTTGTTGTTTTTGAGATTGCTCTCGTTTTTATAAATATGTTGTTGTTCTTAAAAGTTATACAAAGGTACAAAACTTTTTTGATATTGTCAAGTGTTTTTAAAAATATTTTCAAAAATCTTTACACTCCAAATTAATTTATCTATACTTGTAACTATGGGCTATGTATATCTTTTATTAGAAGTCGACAAAGATGGTAATGAACGTCATAAGATTGGTTTTACCAAAAACAAACCAGAAAAACGGCTTAAACAACTTAAAACAGGTAATTCAAATATTATTTCTGTTCTTGATGCTTATGGAACCGATAACTATGTTAAGGTAGAACGTTGGTTGCATAAACGTTATTCTCATCAAAGAACTGAAGCTAACAATGAATGGTTCATACTTTCAAACGACCAAGTAATGGAATTTCAACAGGTTTGTAAAGAGGCTGATGATATAGTTAATTTTATGCTTGAAAACAATCATTTCTATGATTAACTATTTTTTTAGTTTTTCATATATCCAATTTATTCCAACAATACCAAACAATATCACCAACCCCGTAATTAATAAGATACCAATTGAAACTTGCGTTTGCTCATCTAAATTATCGTAAATCAACCACGTCATATTATCTAGTTATATAAACCTCAAAATCACTATAGATATGTTCAACAGTGTTGTTTAATATGTAGTCTTCATATGTTTCATTTTGAAACACACTACCAATTACTTTCCTAAACCCAGTCATTGCGTCACCTAATTCTTTGTCTTTAAGGCCATACCTACGCATTACTTCTCCACCATTAAACTTAGCTTTGATATAAAGCGTTTTGCAATATTCATATTCAACTCTTCTGATTTCCAATTCCAAGTTTGCATAAGGAAATGCTTCAGCAATCATCTTATTGTATTCATCTTGCGTTTTATCAAACTCATATTCGTGATTTTCATCAGCAACGTTAGCATCCATCCATTCAAGGAATGACATGTATGACTTGCGTTTCAAGTTACGGTCACGATTAATCTTGTTCAACTTATCCAATTGGAAATATTTCCAATTGAAGAACTTACAGGTTGCTATGTATTCAAAGATATCCTCAAGTTCATCAAAACCCTCCAAATACCTTTCATATGAAAGCCCTAGAAACTTAAAGATGTCTTCATAGTTTTTAGAAACTTGAATCCTAGCGATATTGGTACCCTTGAAATAATGCTCATACCAAAGACCTTCTTGACCATATTTTAGGCCAAATCCTTGAGCGATACGACCAATAAAATTTCCCAAGTCGTTATATGAAAGGTACATTGCATTGGTATCAAAGTCTTCAGCCGATACCGTAATAAGGTCAACTTGTAATTCTTTGTAATCAAACGACCAGCAGTTACCATTATGGAATATTTCATTTGGGAGAAATTTATCCATAATGTATTCACGCATATCATGCGTAAAATCTTCCATAGAAACAATTATATCAGCGTCACCGAATGATTCCTTATTTGTATAGAATAAAGGCATTAAAACACGCTTAAAATCACTTTTAAGCATATCCATTAGTTCAATGCTAATAACATCGAATTCTTTTCTATCGTATCTACGAGTTATGGTGTTTTTAAGTGCTCTTCCACCCATTTTATCTTATTTTTATTCTGTAAAGGTACAACATTTTTTCGTAACTTCCAAATTATGTTGTAATTAATCCTTTTTTAATTAATTCATGAATATAAACCGAATGATATATATTCTTTTCATTTGCATACCCAATACTCATGTGAAGCCCCCAGAATGGTCTTCCTAAACCTAGTTCTGCTCTTATACCATGTAATAGTTCTCTTTCATCATGTGGTATATTTAACCACCACGTCCTATCATCTGTTTTAGGGTTTAAATCAAGTGTTACTGGTATTATTTGTTTATCCCATTTTGTTTTAACATTATTCCACGTCTCATCAATTTCTTCCATGGTTTTAGTGCCATTTTGAGAGAAATCTTTTATGCTATCATTTATAAACGAAATATGGGCACCCCTTAATGGTTTATTAAGTATCAAATTATAACGCTTCTGTATAAACCAAGCGTAGTATTCTGTTACTTCACCATCAATATGAACCATGGCCATTCGTTTCCAAGATGATTGTGAATTATGCTTTTTAGTTTTGTTCTCTGGCTCAAATCCAATCTTGCCAAAGAGTGTTATTCTGTCTTTCATTAATCATTTCATTATATGTTGTTGAAACAAAATATTGTCTAGTTGTGTTATTGTCTAAGTTGTAGTAATGTGTTGGGTTAGGTTCATAACCCAAGCATTTAATTAAACTAAACACTTCATCTATGGTTTTAATTTTTCCTTTATTTTCCAATAAAATATCAGCCTTAAGCTCTCTTCCAACACTATCAATAAGTATATTTTTTAGGTGTTCTTCAGAATCCGAAATACCAAATTGAACGGTTAAACCTTGTGCTATGTCTGGGTTCCAAGTTGTTCTAAGTGTTTTAGGAAACATTGCTGTTCTAAACTCATCCCCAACTAATTTATACTTTCTTATCCATTTCTTTAATAATTTTAAACAAAAATCACTGTCATAAGAAAAAATCTTACACGCATAATTTATAATTGATTCACCCCATACATGTTTATCACCATTTTTATCAAAGAATAATTTTTCTTTGATATAATATCGTTTGTTTAGATAATGAAAAAATTCGGCACCTTTCGTTTCCATATTACAAATATAAGGAAAACCAACTAAAAATCAACATTAAGCTAATCTTAATGGTTTTAAGTATTCCCTTAAAAACGCATTAACTGGGCCACCTATTTCTTTCTCCCATTCTGCATAAGCTTTGCTATTTCTAGCTTCTAATTGTGACATTGCTTTATCACTAGGTTTTCTAGTTGAATATGGTAATTCTTCTGGTACGAAATCTGGGTAGAGTGTTTTATTAAAAACACGTTCATCAATTAGAAATACTACAGCTGTTAATTGGTCACCTAAGTCTGGCTCATGAAATGATTGAACCAACACACCAGCATCATTTAATGCGTTTAAATGCTTATTTAAGGTGCCTAAACACTCTGGGTTATTGTTTGTTGTACCACCATTAAGGATAATGAATGTTTTATCACGATTAGCCCAAGTATTATATTTTTTTTCAATTTTACCAAAACCCTTAACAGTTTGTCCGTAGTCGACAACCGCATGTCCAAATTGAATAGCTTGTTGTATAGGGCTAATATTATACGGTACAAGCCCATACATCCTATATTCTAGATGAGGTTCTGTTTTTAGAGGTTTTGTATTGGTGATAACTGAACACTCTTCAATATTTTTATAAAATTCTTGAAGTGATATTTTTTCAAGAAAATATTTTGCTTCACCAAAGAATTTTCCCCATTCATTTAGGTCTAATAACCTAATGTTGGCTTCTAGGCACCATTCGTAACCTGTTTTTTTTACTATTTCTTCCATTAGTCAGCTATTTCAATTAAATGTGATACGGTACATTGTTCTGGGCGATATACAATAAATTCGTTGTTACGCAAATCAGCACCACCCTTGGCAAATACGCTATCAAAACCCTCTTTTTTCAATACCTTATCCGATAGACTATAACAGCTAGAATCGTGGTGAAGTATTTCTTTTTGTTTACCTAAGTGAACATCAAACAGAGCTAAGAAAGCTTTATTATCACCACCACGGGCCCAATAAGAACCACGCAAAGATGTGTAACCAATTGATTTTTGAGCCTTGTCAGCAAAGTAGATACCATCACCAAACATAGACCCAGTATGTACCGCACCAGATGGACGAATAAGAAGACCAGTTTGAATGATGTTAAACCAGTTTTCGTTACGTGAGCCGTGCCAGTAAAGACGCTTCTTTGTGACTTCAACTTTTTGCATGTATGTATCAAATCTTTTTTGCGTTTTAAGGTTAATTACCTTATAAACTTTCCTCATTTGACTAGCGTTAGAACCCATCAATTTGGTAATAAGGTCAAGTGTTTCTTTGTTGTTCTCAACCTCAATGGTAAGACCCATTTGTTCAAGAATAGTAAGACTTTTGCTTTTCTTACCCTTAGCTTTATCTTGAACAGCTTCAGATGCAGCTTCACGTTGCTGTTTTATAAGCTGAACTTGACCAGCCATCGTATCTAAAGCTGATTGCTCTAGTTCAAGTAAACGCTGGGCTTCTGTTAATGAACCATTATCAGTTATAGCAGCGAACAAGTGATTTTTAACATTATCCATCTTACGAGGAATAATAGTGTATAACTTCAATAACATATCATTAACATGCTTTAAGTCAACACCTACCTTAATCAACCCACTAATCTTATCTAAGACTTCTTGTGCTGCATTGACTTGTAGTTCAGAAACAGCCTCTTGTGTTACCTTATAGTTACGTTGAATTGACTTGTTAGCAAATGCCATGAGTTCTTCAACCAGCTTACGCACAATGCTATCTTTGATAGCTTCCACCTTATCATCTTTTGGTTGTGAGTCATCAACAACTAATTCAGTTTGTAGTTCAGTAACATCAGTATAACCTTTGGTGTTTGAGGTCTTTTCTCTGATAATTTTATCCCATTCATGGCTACCTTTATAAACAGTTGCCATAGATTTACCAACTCGCCCGTATTCGCATTTAATGCGACCATCGGCCAATTCTTCCATTATATAAACTTTGTTGCTGTTGTCGGTTTTGCCGTTATCCACTGATACGTGAATAAGCTTTGCATATCGCAGTCCGTTCTCTTTTATAATACTCATAAAATATAGATTTTATACAAAGGTAATAAAATAAAAATTAAAATCCTAAATCTTCTTTAGATTTTTTTAAATATGGTAAACTAAGTTTATCTGGGCCTTCATTATAGAAATTTTTATTAGGTTGAATAGGTGATTTGGGTTCATCGCTCATAATCGTAACCTTAGGTTGTACTGATGCTTTCGGTTTAATTTCCTTAAGCATTTCTGGTCTATTTTCTTTAATCCAAGCTAAATAACCTCTATCGTTTTCTTCCAACCATTCTACTGTTTTACCAGCATATTTTCCACTTCTTAAAGTAATATTTGAACCCATATTTATGGTTTGCTATTCTTTTCTTCTACTAGTTCTTCACTACTTAATAATCCTTTACCGTGTTTACTAACACGCTCTTCATATCTCTTTTTAACTCTAGTAGATATAGGTATAGGGTTACCTTCATCGTCAATTCTAACAAACTTTATTGTAGTATGTACTACCACTTCTTGTTTGCCAGTATAAACATTATGTTTACGCACCTCAATATATAGGGTAACTGATGTATTACCAAACTCTTTTACTGTAGCATATAGCTTGATGATGTTTCCAACCTTTACGGGGTTCTTGAATACCATTTCATCTATCTTAACAGTAACCATTCTAGGTGTATCACAAACTTGTGATGCATAGGCCCCAGAACTCAAGTCAATAATTGACATCATCTTACCTCCGAACATATTGCCAAAAACTCCTATATCAGTAGCAGTACATATATGGGTTGTTACTAGCTCTAATTTTTTTTCTTCCTCTTTTTTTGTTTCCATTCTTCCATTTTTAAGTCAGCTATTTCTTTACCATATTTCTCTACCCAGACATCATAAAAAGTTCTACCATACATAGGATTTTTTTCGCCTTTAATCTTTTCACCACACCCATAAAATGGATTTTTAGCCCCATCGTAATCTCTATTTTTAAATGCTTTTTTTAAATTTTCCAAATGTTCTT